ACATCTAATGATTGATTACTCGCAATTCCCAAAAGAACAATGGGATATATATAAAGAACTTTTTAATATTAAAAAAATATTATTTAATAATAATCATAACATAACTGTTAAAGGTTATGATGTTGAACTTTATGCTCAGGATTCATCTGAAGAACACACAAGTAGTGGAATATATTCTGTATTATTTGATGAGTGGATTGAAAAACCTAAAAAAGAAGAAGTTACAATAGATAAGAAAAGTATTAAAAATAAATCAATAGAGTGGATGGGGGCGATAGATAAAGTGATTGAAAATGCCTCTGAAGAGGATTTAGATAACGCTAAAAAACTAATAAGTAAGTACAAAGACAAACTAAAAAAATATAGAAAATCAGGATTAGAAAAAAAAGGTGAATACTCAAACGAAAATTTAGTATTTAAATTTTTGAGAAGAAATGGGTACATTGAAAAACTGTATGATTTTGAAAATGAGATAATGGATAAAAATCTTTCTTTATCTGAATTTAACAACACAATTGAGTAATTTGATATATTTATAAAGAAAAAAATAAACCAATTTAATTAAGATTGGGAATTATTTAATTAAATAAAAACATTAAACATAATAAAATGTCCGATATAAGACCACTTGGAAGTGAAAAATTACAAGGAATGAATAAAATTCAAAGGATTCTTGAGATTGCAAGATTTAAAGAGGTTACTCCTAACCATATTAAAGAAGATAATAATTCAGAATATAAACTTACTTTAGCAGATGGTAATGAATATCAAATAGTTAAAGAAAAAGTAGGGTATGTAATTAAAAAAACGGTATCAGAATCTGTCGCAGATTATGTTGAGCCAATGAAAAATAGAAAACACTACCCATCATACTCTCAAGCATTGAAAAGGTTAAATCTTATGGCTAAAGAAATGAACACTTTATTTGAGAATAAAGAGGGTGTTTCTTTGTTTTCAGAACAAAAAAAATTCGTTTTGAAAACCCCAAACGCTGAAAAAAAAAATCCTGAACCGACATCTGATGTAGAAAATGTACCCCCACCTCCATCTTCACCTGAACAACCGTCAACCCCTTCACCTGAAGGTGGTAGCATAACAGGTCCTATGGATAGTAGTATGACAGGTGATACAGGGGAAGAACCACCAACGGATGAAATGGGTACTGAATCTCCAGAATCAATGGGTGGAGAAGATATGGGAGGTGAAGAACATGACGAAGAAATCAATTTTAAAACAATTCAAAAACTTACCGGTAAATTAGGTCAAAAATTAAGAACGTTTAGTTCTAAAGAAGACGAAAAAATGTCTTCTAAAGATATTAAATACGTTATTAATTCAATATTATCTGCATTAGATTTAGATTCATTAGACGATGAAGATAAAGAAGAAATAATGTCTAAATTTGATGAAGATATGAGTAGTGATGAAGATATGAGTAGTGATGAAGATATGAGTAGTGATGAAGATATGAGTAGTGATAAAGATATGAGTAGTGATGAAGATATGAGTAGTGATGAAGAAATACCTGAAGGTGAAATGTCAGAAGAAGGTAGTCCTTGGGTTGATATGGCAAAAACAGGTGTATTAAATGTTATGTCGGATATGATGACTCCAGGTAGAATTAAACAACAAAAAGAAGGTGAAATGTCTGAAGACGAAGATGAAGGTCATATAAAAAGAATTGCTGACGAAATGTTTGTTGAAAACAAAGTAGAAAATATATTAAGCAAGTATTTTAAAATAACTGAAAATGAAAAAAGCTTTAATAAAGTTGTAAGTGAAGATAGAAAAAAAGTTAGAGTTGAAAAAAATATAGTTGTAGTAAAATCAATTCACAGACTATCAGAATCAAAAAATCAAGAACTTGGAGCTTTAAAATTTATAAAAGAAAATCAAGATTTTAAATTTATCGGTAAAACAAATAAGAAAAATCTTGTTTTTGAAACAAAAAATAAACAAATAAAAATATCAATAGAAGGTAATATTATATGAGTTATTTAATTTATGTTAACGGACTTGGTCCAAACTATAAAGGAGATAATATGTATGAATTCATTTTTGCAGATGATATTAAAAATATTTGGGATGATACTTGGGGGGCAAAACCTGCAAATGGTTATCCAAAACCACCAAGTTTAGAATTTATAAAAAAAGTTGGTGTATTGAAAGACACGTCTATAGAATTAGATTTGATTCAAAATTCTGATTTTTTTAGTTTTACTGATAGTATGGATGATGTAATATCATTATCTTGGGAAAAAGAAAATGAAGATATTGATTTTACCGTAATAAAAAGATTGGTTTTTAGATTCGGAGAGACAGAAAAATCAATCAAAGATAAATTATATGAACGAGATATTGTTCTTGAATTTGAAAAAAAAGTAGTATATGAAAACTAACAAATATTCTGATTTAATCAACTTTGGTTTTAAACCAAAAACATTAATGACTTTGAGTGAGTCAGACATTAATAAATTACACAAAAATTTAGTTGAGTCTAAAAAGAAAGTTTGCACAAAATGTGGTATGACAAATTGTAAGTGTAATCACAAAAAAATGGAGACGAATGAGAAAGAAGAAAAAATGATTAAGCAAACTACATATGACCCAAAAAATGCTGTGGATAGAAATGAGTTAGCATCAAAAGGTTATAAAGTTGACCCCGTAACATCAAAAGTACAATTGAACCAAGGGAAAGAAGAAGACGGTAAAGGTGATGATATGACAGAAAAAAAATCTAATCCTTGGGCTATATGTCACGCACAAGTAGGTCCAAAAAAGACACGTAAGTTTGAAAGATGTGTTAGACAAGTAAAACAGTCTATGAAAGAAAATAAAATGTCTTTTGATAGAATTTTAGAAAATAAAATCTTATCTTTGGTAGAGAAACATTTAAAACCAAAAATGAGAAAAGGAGATTTAATAAATTTAGTAGGAAAAAAGAAATTAAATTTACCAATCGGTAAATTAGGTTCAATAGGTATAAAAGAAGAAGAGGAAACAAAAACAAAACCAAAAGTTACTCCTGGTACTAAAACACCTCCAAAAAAGGAACCCTTAGACCCGTTTAAACCGAGCCCAAATCAACAACCCGCTCCAAGAGCGAGAGTTAAAACAAAGTTACCTAGTTGGTTAAAATTTAATAATTTAGGAATCAAATTTAAAAAATAATGAAAAGTAAAAGAATTAAAGAACAAATAGATTACGGTGATTATCCTGAGAGGATGCATCCGAGTATACAACAAAAATTAGAAAGAGGAGAAAGTCCTTATTCTGAACATCCGTCAATGCCTGAAGGGGAAAAATCTTTTGACCAAATAGTCGCATCTAAAAGATTTAGAGACGTTGTTGATAAATTTGAAAGATATGCTGGAACAAGACAACCTTTAAGAGGTGGTAACGCATTTCAGAGATTGATGATGAGTGCGATGGGTATGATGCAACAACTCGGCACCATTGAAAATCAAAACAAAGAATATCTTCAAACTTTAGCAGTTGATTTAGTTAAAAAAGAAATGGGTATTCCTGAAGGAAAAATTAATTTTGAAGCAGAATTAGTTCCTTTGGGAAGTATTAGTGCTTCGCCAAAAATGAGAGGTGAACCTGAAGAGTTTTCTAAAGAAGAGGTTGAAGACGCATTTGGTCAAGCATCAGAAGAAGGTGAAGAACATTCTGAAGAGATGGAGGCTTTCACAGACGCATTTGAAAAGTTTGATATGGAAAGAGCTAAAAGAAGATTCATTAGTTCTCTTATTCAAGGAGCATCAAAGAAGGGTCATTATATGTTTGAATTAGTTAGAAGTGAACTTGAAAGAATTAGTCCTGACTTAACTAATCTATATGGTCTTTCTATGGCAACTCTTGATTATCTTTATTGGATGTATCCTGAAGATATGGTAATGGGTGCTGCATCATCAGGTGCAGGACAAGCTGGACAAGAAGAAGTGGATTTACAAACAGACCCCCCAACGGTTAGAGCTAAAGGTTCAAGTTTTCCAATATTAGTTCACGAATTACTTAAAGGTGTTTACGATATTATGGCTGCTCACGGTCTTCCTGATGACCCAAAAAAGTCACAAATGGTTGTTGCTGCTGAAGATACATTACCTGCGGAAGTTTGGGACTTAAGATTAGGTCCTGTTTTTTGGGAGTTATTTTTGGAGGCACACCCTGAAGAAGTTTTTGAAGAAGAACAAAAACATATAAAAAATTATTTGTTTACAAGATTTACAATGATTAGTGTTGAAGAGTTTTTTGAAATTTCAAAAAGTGTGATGTCAGGAAATGAGAAAGGTAAAAAATTTATAAAAAATTTGGTAAATGAAATAGTAAAAGAATTAAAAGAACAAGACTATCAACAATCTATGGGTGGTGAAGATGAGGATGATGAAGATAACGATGATGGATTTGACGATTTCTTAGGTGGTTTGGGAATTAGTAGACCTAAATAGATAAATAAAATAATAAAAACCCCTCCATTAAACAAATGTGAGGGGTTTAATATTTATAGTATATGAGTTTATCAAGAGAACAATTAATTTTAGAATACACAAAGTGTGTAAAGAATACCCCCTATGCTCTTAGAACATACCTACAAACGTATGATAACACGGCATCTCAGTATGTTCCTCTCGAACTATTTCCTGACCAAATTTCGTTGTTAGATGACTATGAAAACTATAATGAAAATATAGCTTTAAAGTATAGACAGGCTGGAGTAACAACAGTTACCGCTGCTTGGGCATCAAAGAGGTTGGCATTTGCATCAAAAAAGAAACCTGAGAAAATTCTCATAATTGCTAACAAGTTAGATACGGCAATTGAGATGGCAAATAAGGTTAGAGCTTTTACACAACAATGGCCTAAGTGGACAGGTATTGATTTTTCGAAAGAAAAAGATTCTCAAAGACATTATAAATTAAATAACGGTTGTGAAGTTAAAGCGGTTGCAACATCGAAAGATGCACTTCGTGGTTATACTCCGACAATATTGATATTTGATGAGGCCGCTTACATTGAAGCTGATGGTGATTTTTGGTCCGCATGTATGGCGTCACTATCTACGGGAGGTAAAGTAATTGTAATTTCAACACCAAACGGATACGACCCAATTTATTACGAAATTTATGACCAATCTTTACGAAATATGAATGAATTTAAAATTTCAGAAATGTTTTGGTATAGAGACCCAAGATATACTAAAGATTTAAAATTTATTAAAGTTGAAGATTTAATTCATTATTTTTTAAATAAAAATGATTATACTGCCCCTGAAATAATTGACTATAGCGATATTGCTTTTAAAGATAGAGATTATGACAAAATAAAAGAAATATTATTACAAGGATTTAAACCAACTTCAAGTTGGTTTGAAGGAATGGTTAAAAAATTAAAGTTTGATAAAAGAAAAATATCTCAAGAGATTGAATGCAATTTTTTAGGGTCAGGTGATAATGTATTTGACTCAAAACTTTTACAAGACATTAATCAAAATCAGTTAAGGGAACCCGAGAATAAATTAATGGGTGGTGCGTTATGGATTTGGAAAGAACCTATTGAAGGTCATAAATATATTATGGGTATGGACGTTTCTAGAGGAGATTCTGAAGATTTTACATCCTTAGTTATTATTGATTTTAATGAAAGAGAACAAGTTGCCGAGTATTTGGGTAAAATTCCTCCAGATGTTGCGGCAGAGATTGCATATAAGTGGGGTATGATGTATAATGCGTTTATTGTTATTGATATCACTGGAGGTATGGGAGTATCAAGTGCAAGAAAACTACAAGAAATGGGGTATAAAAGTTTATATGTAGACGGAATTGATACTTCTAATATTTGGAAGTACAATGCAAAGGCGTTAGATAAAATACCTGGTATTAATTTTAATAATAAAAGAGTTCAGATAATTTCTTCTTTTGAAGAAGTTATGAGACATGGATTTAAAGTGTATAGTCAAAGATTATATAATGAAATGAACACATTTATTTATATTAATGGTAGACCAGACCATCAAAATGGGTATCATGACGATTTAATAATGGGAATTGCGATGGCAACGTATGTTGGTGAAAATTCTTTTAATCAACTAAAAAAAGTTACAGAACAAACAAAGGCTATGTTAAGTTCATGGCAGGTAAACACTAATGAAGAGGCGGCCAAATCAATTTCATTTAACCCTGTAATACCTTCAGGTCCTATGATGGGAAATCAAGGGTTTAATAATGAACCATCAAGAAAAGACTATGAAAATTATGGATGGTTATTTGGTGGGAGAAGATAGTATTTATAAAAAAAACAATTAGATTAAATTTAGTAAATGGAACCAACTAATCAAAATAACCAAGAGTTAACAATATGGCAAAGGCTATCAAAAACCTTTGGCCCAAACTCTTTATTAAATCAGGACTATCCTACGTTTAGGTATGATAAGAAAGAATTATTAAAAACCACAAACAAACAAGAATACGAAAAACAAAAGTTACAAGCACAACAAAGTGTATATCTTGGAAATCAGTGGACTAAAATTGAAAATAATTTATATACTCAAGGAGTGTATTTTGAACCAACAAGATTGGCATCATATTATGATTATGAAAGTATGGAGTATACTCCTGAAATTTCTGCGGCATTAGACATTTATGCTGAAGAATCGACAACTTCAAACCAAAACGGTTATATACTTCAAATATATTCAGAATCTAAACGTATTAAATCAGTATTGACTGATTTATTTAACAACGCTTTAGACATCAATACTAACTTAGTAATGTGGACAAGAAATGTATGTAAATATGGTGATAATTTTGTCTATTTAAAACTTGACCCAGAAAAAGGTATAGTTGGTTGTTTACAATTACCTAATATTGAGATTGAAAGGATTGAAAGAAATATGAAGGGTAAATCTAATTTAGACAGTGGTGAATCAGAACAAAAATCACTCAGATTTAATTGGAAAAATAGAGATTTAGAATTCAATACTTGGGAAATTGCCCACTTTAGATTATTAGGTGATGATAGAAAACTACCATATGGTACTTCTATGTTAGAAAAGGCTAGAAGAATTTGGAAACAATTATTATTGTCTGAAGACGCTATGTTAATTTATCGTACCTCTAGAGCGCCTGAAAGAAGAGTGTTTAAAGTATTTGTTGGTAATATGGATGATAAGGATGTTGAACCATATGTACAACGTGTTGCAAATAAATTTAAAAGAGACCAAGTGGTTGACCATAAGACAGGTAATGTTGATATGAGGTTCAATCAAATGGCGGTTGACCAAGATTATTTTATACCTGTTAGAGATACGGCACAAGCATCCCCAATTGAAACATTGCCAGGAGCTCAAAATTTATCTGAGATTGCCGATATTGAATATATTCAAAAGAAATTATTAACCGCATTACGAGTACCTAAAGCGTTTCTTGGATTTGAAGAAGTAACTGGTGATGGTAAGAATTTATCATTACAGGATATTCGTTTTGCAAGAACTATTAATAGAATACAAAAAAGTATGTTGGCAGAACTTAATAAAGTCGCTATTATACATTTATTTTTATTAGGGTTTGAAGATGAACTATCTAATTTTAGTTTAAATTTAACTAATCCATCTACTCAAGCGGATTTACTTAAGATTGATGTTTGGAAAGAGAAAATATTATTATATAAAGATGCCGCGACTGCGGTTGAAGGAATTGCACCTGTATCTCATTCTTGGGCTAAAAAACATATTTTAGGTTTCTCTGATGAAGAAATCAAACTTGATATACAACAACAAAGAATTGAAAAGGCCGTTGCAAAAGAACTTGAAAACACCGCAACAGTTATTATTAAGACAGGAATCTTTGACAATATTGATAAATTATATGGTTCTACTACAGGTTCAACTGCAGGTTCATCATCTACCGAAGAGGGTGGTGAAATGGGTGGTTCAGAATCTGCAGGTTTAGGAGCACCTCCACCATCAGGTGGAGAGGAACCAGGGGGTTTAGGGGGTCCTCCAGGGGGTGAAGAAATTGGAGGAGGAGCACCATCGGGTGGAGAAGCGGCGTTAACCCCTGAGTCTAAAAGAGATTCGAATTACGATATTTTATTAGAAAATGATGATATGTTATCTGGAGATGAAATTATAGATTTGTCTAAAGGAAAAAATTATTTGGGTGAAATGGAGGTACATTTGAATAAACTACTAAATAACTAGTATTTATTATAAAATATATCAGTATGAACTTCGGAATATTAAAATCAAAAATAGAAGAAAAATTAACAAGTGCTTATTCAACTAACACTTTAAATGAAGAAATTAAATTATTTAAAAAAATAGTTTTAAATAATCCGAATGTTAGTAAAGCTTACCACATATATAACGAACTAAGTAAAAATAAAGGGTTTAATAAAAAATTCGCAGAAGATTTTGTTAACGAATGTGTAGATTTATTTAGTAAAGTTAACATAAGTAAAAAATCAATTTCACAAATTAATGATTGGACCAAAGGTATTGTTTGTGAAAATCAATATAAAGAAATTGACACTGTTTTAGGTAAAAATACTTTAGTTATTGAAAACATTATTAATAGTAAAAATTCAATAATTAATAATTTAACTAAGGAAGAATTAAAATCAAATATTATTAATTTACCGTTAGAGAAGATTATAGAGATGGTAAATAGTAATTTAAAAAATTATTTATCTGAGTTAAATGAATCTGATTTAACTCAAGTTAAAAAATATCTAACATTCCCTCAAAATGAAATCGTAAAAAGGTTTGAAGTTTTAAGTGAAATGGTTGTTGAAAAATTAGAAACTATGTTAGTTGAGTCTGACGATGAAACTAAAGTTAAAATCAATCAAACAATCAATAAAATTAAATCGGAAAAAATAGATTCATTATCGTTAATAATGTTGAAAAACCTTAACGAGAGTTTATAACGTTTTGTTTATAAATTGCCTTTTTCTTTTGGTCTCTTAAAATCACTGATTTTTTAGTATACTCTTTTCTTTTTCTTAAAATGTCATTTTGTTTAGTTTTAATAACTTTATTTTTTAACATTTTAAGTGCTTTCTCTATTGGAGTTTTTTGGTCAACGTTTACTATAATCATATTATACAAATATCAACAAACTTACTAAAATTCTTTGACATGATAAAGTTTATTGTCTATTTTTTATAAAAATAAACATTGCTGAATGAAAAAGTATGAAGAAAGGAAAAAGTGCGAAACTAATGGGTTATCGTTCTTATAAAGTAAACTACGGAACGGTAGATTCAAAATCATTAAAATCAATTTATTTAAATATCCAAACTTGGGCAGAACCAAAAGTAGAAATTGAATATCCTACAAGGTCTGTAAATAATTTGTCACGACAAATAAAGCACACAATTCTCGATTATCTTAACCCCACATTATTTAATGAAAATTTTATTGTTGATTTAGATTTAAGGTCTAGTGGAATTCAATTAAATAAAAAATCATTTTTAAACTTAGAATGTTTTTTTTATTTAAAAAATGAAAACGAGGATTTTAAATCAAGTATAATAAGAACAGAAATTAAAAAAATAACCGATGGTATTATAAATAAAAATTTTAAAAAAAGTGAAAATTATAAATTCTATTTAACCAAAAAAGAAACAATTTCAACAAAATAATAAAATATACCTTAAACAATATATTTATTATAAATAAATAAAATGAAAATATTAGCTCCAAACGAAATTGGAAAAGGTATATTGGTTGAATATGATGCAGGTTATCTATCACCAATGGATTCCCATAACGCTCAAATAATTAAAGAATCTAAAAATATGTTAGATTATTCAAAACCATTTGAGTTCTATGCTGTATTACAAAAATACAACACACCAAATAGAAACGGAAGAATTTATCCTGAAAAAATATTAAAAAGAGAAGCGGAGAATTATAAAACGGCAATTGCCAAAGGAACTTCATTATCAGAATTAAATCACCCTGAATCGTCTCTAATTGATTTAGATAGGGTTTCTCACATGATTACTGAAGTATGGTGGGAAGGAAATACTCTTATGGGTAAACTTAAATTATTAACATCTCCAGGTTTTCACGAAAGAGGGGTTATATCATGTAAAGGAGATATGGCAGCAAACTATCTAAGACAAGGAGTTACTTTAGGTATATCTTCAAGAGGTGTTGGTTCTTTGGCTAAGAAGGGTGAACAAAATGAAGTACAAGATGATTTTGAATTAATTTGTTTTGACTTGGTTTCCTCTCCGTCTACTCCAGGAGCTTATTTGTTCTTAAATCCTGAAGATAAAAGTAAGTATGAAGAAAATATTGAAGAAGAAAATAAATTAAAAAGAGATAGGGTATTGGGAGCGGCACCTGGCGACGGGAATAAGTCACTTGACTTAATGAGAAAATTATCCGATTATTTAGGAAAATAATTATTATGGACGAAAAGTACTTTGTAGCAAAAATCACTTATGATTTACCAGACCCTGAGACAGGTAAAGTTAAAAAAATTAGAGAAGAAAAATTAGTTCGTGGATATTCAGTGACTGACGTTGAGGCGAAAGTTACTAAACGATACGAAACTTTCTCACAAGATTGGAGAATCACTTCAGTATCTGAAAGTAAAATTGACGAGGTTTTAGAAGGGTAGTATTCAAGAATTAAAAATAAAAGGAGACATATTGTCTCCTTTTTTCGTATGTGGCAATATTTATTGATAATCTAATTAAAATAATTGGGGCTGCAACGCCCTAAAATAAACTTTTTCTATAAATAGAAATATTTATATAGTAAAATATACTAAAAAATGGGAGAAAAAAAATCACTTGTAGAGGAAACACTACTTCAAATGAAAAGTTTGGAGAATGTGATTTCTGAAAATGCAAAAGGAATACTTCATTCAACTATGAAAGAAGAAATCGGTGAACTAGTAAAAGAGTCTTTATACGAGACTGAAATGGATTCTGAAATGTTTGAACAAGAAGATGAAGACGAAACAGAAATTGGTGTTAATGACACTGATGATGTGGAAGACGAAACTGAAACAGATGACATGGAAGATGATTCTGACATGGATGACATGGATATCACATCAATGGATGACATGGATGACATGGATGATGAAGAAGAACCCATTGATTTAACAAATGCTTCTGATGAAGAGATTTTGAAAGTTTTTAAAGGTATGGGCGAAGAAGACGGAATTATCGTTAAAAGAGACGGTAACACTGTTGATTTAGAAGATACTAACGAAGACTCTCATTATAAAATTTCTTTAGGAGAACAATTTGAAGATGATGATGAAGAAGACGAAGATGATTCAATGTCTGACGAAGATTTTGAATTGTTAAGTAATGACTCTGAAATGATGGGAGAACAAGATTCATCTGATGACACTGATTTTGGAATGACTGCGGAATCATCTGATGATGACGAAGATGACGAAATCGTGTTTGAAATTGAAATGTCAGATGACATGGATGACGAAGATGAAGAATTTGAAATTCCTCGTCATAGACACAGTCATATTAATCACTTAGAAATGGGTGAAGATGATGACATGGATGATGAATTTAATGAAGGAATAGAAGAAGGATTCAAAGCAAAAGGAGTAGGAATGGGAAAAGCAAAGTTCCAATACAAAAAAACCAAAGGTGGTTTCAAAGAAAGTATGAAACAAGGAACCAAAGGTGTTGGAATGGGCAAACCTAAATTTGAATTTAAAGAAAGTATGAAGTCTGTTAAACCAAAAGGAATGGGTATGGGTAAATCTAAGTTTGAATATAAAGAACAAACTACTGGAGGTACAAAATCTATGTCAGGTAAAACTGGTGGTGAAACCGCAGAAGCTTCTAGAACATTAGGTTCTGGTAGAAGATTCGGTAGAAATGGTTTACCAAAACCTAAAGCAGCACCAAGACACTTAAATGTTGAATCAGTTAATACTGAATTGAATTTACTTAGAGAAAAGAATGAAGAGTACAGAAAAGCACTTAACATCTTTAGAAGTAAGTTAAATGAAGTTGCTGTTTTTAATTCAAATTTAGCGTATGCAACAAGATTGTTTACTGAACATTCTACGACTAAACAAGAAAAGATTAATATCTTAAGAAGATTTGATTCTGTTGAATCTTTAAAGGAGTCAAAAACTCTTTATAAAACGGTTAAAGATGAGCTTTCATCTCAAAGCGGTACTAAACTAATGAAAGAATCTATTCAAGAAAAAATTGAAAAGACACCATCATCAGGTTCATCTGCTGATTTAATTGAGTCAAAAACTTATGAAAATCCTCAATTTATGAGAATGAAAGATTTGATGTCAAAAATGAACATCATAAAATAAATAAACTAAAAAATAAAATAAAAACAAAATGGGAGCATTATTAGAAAGCGGTCTTGTTGGTAACATTGGGTTAAAACACCTTAAAGTTATTAAAGAAGACACTATCAACAAATGGGATAAATTAGGATTCCTAGAAGGCCTTAAAGGTCACCTAAAAGAGAACGTTGCTCAGTTATATGAGAATCAAGCGTCTCACTTAATAAACGAAGCATCATCAACAGATTCATCTGGTTCTTTTGAAACAGTTGTATTTCCAATCGTAAGAAGAGTATTCTCTAAACTTTTGGCAAATGATATCGTTTCTGTACAAGCTATGAACTTACCAATTGGTAAATTGTTCTACTTCGTACCTAAAATTCAAGGTTATACAGGTGGTACAGGTACTGGAAATCAGTCTACTACTCACTACGCACCTATTGGTTCACCTGGTAATTATCCTGGTAGTCAAACTGCGGGTTATACAACAGGAAGTGCATATGCTAAGAATCTTTACGATTTATTCTATGAAGGTTCTGAACCAACATTAAACCCTTCAGGTCTTTTTGATTATTCTAAAGGACAATGGACCGCTATAACTGCAACAACTACTGTTGTATCTTGGTCAAACGGTACTTTAGTACCAAATAACTCAATCACAGGTGAAACAAGAAAAATGCTTGTTAAAATGTGTGGTTTTAATGACACAGGTTATGGTAAAATGATTGGACCTGACGGTTCTGAAATGGATACCGAAAGTTTCTTATCTGATTTACACATTGTTGCTGGAGCAGGTTTAACACTTGTTGCAGGTTGTGTAGATACAACTGCAGCTGCATTACCTTTCAGAGTAGTTACTCAACAATATGGTAGAGCAATTGTTAACCCTAACTACAATGTAACAACAACATCGTTCCCTAGTGGTAACGGAGGTTCTTACAATGACGTTTGTTCTGTTGATGGTTGTATTATTTTAGAAGTTGACCTTCAGTGTCCTGTTTGTGTAAGTTGTGGAGCGAATACATTAGACGGTTATTCAGGTGCGACTGTAACTACAGCGACATCTGCAACATCTTTTGTAGCAGTTTTCAGACGTTATGAAGAATTGGAATTTGAAGATAAAATTGGTGAAGTTTCTTTTGATTTGGAATCAGTAACAGTTTCTGTAACTGAAAGAAAATTAAGAGCACAATGGTCACCTGAATTGGCTCAAGACGTTGCGGCTTTCCACAACATCGATGCTGAAGCAGAATTAACGGCTTTATTGTCTGAACAAGTTGC